CGGGGAGAGCATGGCGGCGGTCGCAAAACGCGAGGGGCTGACACGGGCGGCGGTGTCGTGGCGCGTGAAGCGTCTTGTGGCCAAGCATCCGGTTTTTTCGTTCTTACGGCAGGGATAGCCCCTGTTGGGCGTCCACATTGTCCGGCAAAAAACGCGCGCGCGGTGCGTTTATGCGGGCTTTATGCGGACTAGTGCTTGACCTCGCGGCCATAGTCATGGCTATTCTCTCACAATTCGGCGAACTCACGCCCAATCCGACCAACCCGCGCACGATCTCGGCGGGCGCGATGCAGCGTTTGCAGGAATCGATCAGCCGTGATCCGGAGTTCATGCGGCTACGTCCTATCGTGATCGGAGCCGACGGCACGGTACTCGGCGGCAACCAGCGCCTGCAAGCCTGCATGAATCTCGGCATGGAGCGGCTGCCTGACGGCTGGGTGGTCAGAGCCGACGACATCACGCCGGAGCAGGCGCGTCGGTTCATCCCGATCGACAATGCTCCGGACGGCATGTCCGGCGAATGGGACGCCGAGGCGTTGGCGCGTGACCACTCGTTTGAGGAACTCGACGGGCTCGGGTTCGATCTTGCCGACCTGCGGGCGTTCGATGACATCGGCCAGATCATGCAGGATGAGGCTCCCGACATCGCCCCGGACGCGCCTGTTTCGCGTTGTGGCGCGTTGTATCAGCTCGGGGCGCACCGCTTGCTTTGCGGCGACGCGGCGCAGGCGGCGGACGTGGAGCGGCTGACTGGCGGAATCCAGATGGATATGTGCTTCACCGACCCGCCGTACAACGTGGCCTACGAGGGCGAGGCCGGCAAAATCGCCAACGACGACATGTCGCCGGAGGCGTTCGCCCGGTTGTTGCGCGAGTCGATGCGGCAGATCGTGAGAGCCACGGCGGGCGGGATCTACGTGTGCATGAGCACGAAAGAGATGCCTACCTTACGCGCGGTGTTTGTCGAGGTCGGCGGCTACTGGTCCAGCGACATCGTGTGGGTGAAGGACACGTTCACGCTCGGGCGCGGCGATTACCAGCAGCAGTTTGAGCCGATCTTGTACGGATGGCGATCTGGAACCAAGGACAAGTTCTTCACGAGCGACAGAAACGAGCCGAACGTGTGGGAGAATGTAATGGCCGTGCAGACCATCGAGCAGGACGGGCAGACGCTGATCCGGTTCATGGGTTTCGAGGTGGCCATTCCCGGACGCGTCGAGGGCACAATCAGGCGGCAGAAGGCAAAAACCGACATTTGGCGCTTCGACAAGCCCCGCAAGTCGCCGGAGCATCCGACCATGAAGCCAGTCGCGCTGGCTGCGCAGGCGATCAGGAACTCGTCTAAGCGCGGCGGCACGGTGCTCGACACGTTCGCGGGATCGGGCAGCACGATACTTGCATGCGAGCAGTTGAACCGGCGGTGTTTCGCAATGGAGATCGACCCGCGCTACTGCGACGTGATCAGGAAACGCTACTGCATGGCCACGACCGGCGCTTATGACGGCTGGGCAGAAGCGACACCGGAGGTGACAGCGTGACCGATAGGCCGACAGTCATATCGACCTTCGCGGGTTGCGGCGGTTCGGCGCTGGGCTACCGGATGGCCGGTTTCCGCGAACTACTGGCCGTGGAGTGGGATGCGAACGCCGTGGAAACGTTTCGGCTCAACTTCCCTGACGTGCCTGTGTTCCACGGCGATATTGCCGACCTGTCGGTGGATGAGTGTCTGCGTCTGGCTGGCATCGATCGCGGTGAACTGGACGCGTTCGATGGATCGCCGCCGTGCCAAGGCTTCTCGATTGCCGGAAAGCGGGAGGTCGGCGACCCTCGCAATGGCCTGTTCCGGCAGTACGTGCGGCTGCTCGACGGCCTGCAGCCCCGTGTGTTCGTGTTCGAGAACGTGCGCGGGTTGATTTCTAGGCGCATGCGCGGCATCTACGCCGACATCGTGAAGGCATTGCGGGAGTGCGGATACGAGACGGTCACAGAGGTCAAGGTGGCGAGCTATTACGGCGTCCCCCAGTCACGCGAGCGAGTGATCATCCTTGGCGTTCGTTCGGATCTCGGGATTGCGCCGTCACTGCCGAAGCCGCAGACGCTCCCCGTCACGGCCGGCGACGCGCTGGTCGGGATTCAGAACGATCCGGATGAGGTGCAAGCGCTGATCGCCGATGCGGCGGGACGCCCACACATGAACCTGTGGGATCGCATGGAGCCGGGGCAGTCAGGCGATGACATCACCGGAAAAAACCATTTCACGCTCGTCAAGTTGCACCCGGCGCGACCGGCTCCGACGTTGACCAAGTTCGAGGAAAACCTAGGCGCGTCCGGACTGATGCACTGGGCAGAAAAGCGCAAGCTGACCGTCGCCGAAGCCAAGCGGCTGTCGTCGTTTCCTGATTCTTTCCAGTTCGCAGGATCGCGATCCGACGCGATGGCGCGGATCGGCAACTGTGTGCCGCCGTTGCTCATGAAAGCGATCGCGGATCACATCAAACAGGAGATACTGCCGTGAAGTCTCCGACCAATGTGCCGAAACAGATGCGAGTCACCAACGAGCAGGTCGAGGCTGCGTTGCGGGCGACCGGCGGTTTTCTTGCGTTGGCTGCGCAGCGTCTCGGGTGCAGTTACAAGACCGTCTATCGGCGCATCAGAGCGTCGGCGCGGCTTCAGGAGGCGTTACAGGAGATCGCAGACAAGAGGCTCGATCTGGCCGAAGCTGCGTTGACGAAGGCGATCAACAATGGCGAATCGTGGGCAGTCTGTTTTTACCTAAAATGCAAAGGAAAGCATCGTGGTTACGTCGAGCGTACCGAGGTCACGGGGCGCGACGGCGGACCGATTGAGCATTTAGAAACTGAAAAACTGACTGACGAGGAGCTGGACAAGATCATCGATGGCGATTAGTAAGCGCAAGGCCAAGTTGGAGAAGGCCAGGAGACTCGCACGCGGCAGTCTGCTGGCTTTTTTGCGCTGGTGTTGGTGGATGCCACATCCGTTGGTTGTCGGCAGACACACCCGCGCGATCTGCGACCGGCTGACACGGGCGAGCGACGAGTGGCGGGATGGCAAAAGCACGTTCTTGCTGATCGCGGTTCCGTTCCGACACGGCAAGTCTGACATCGTGAGTCGGGCGTTTCCGGCGTGGTTTCTCGGGCGCAACGCCGACCGGCAGCCGGATGTGATTATGAGCGGGTACGGCATCAGCCTTGTGCGCGGATTCTCGAAGCGCGTGAAGCGGATCATGGAGGAACCGCGCTACCAGATGCTGTTTCCCGGCGTACACCCGGCGCGCGGATCAAACAAGGCCGAAGAGTGGCAAGTCGAGGATTCAGCAGGTACGGTGGTCGCGCAGGGGCTTGGCGGCTCCGTGACGGGCAAGGGCGCCCACCTGCTGGTGATCGACGACTACTGCAAGAACAGGGCGGAAGCGGTGTCGACGATCTTTAGAAACAAAACGTGGGACGCATTCAGGAACGACTTGATGACGCGATTGAACGCGCCTGCGTCCATCGTGATCGTTTGCGCGACGCCGTGGCATGTCGATGATCTTCGCGGCAGAATCAGGAAGGCGATGGAGGAAGACCCGAGCTTCCCGCGATTTGAAGAGTTGAACTTTCCGGCAACAAAGCCGGGCGAATGGGAGTATCTTTTCCCGGAGCGGTTCTCGCCGGAATGGTATGACGCGCAGCGGGCATCGTTGCGAAAACAGGCGGCCGCGTTGCTTGATTGCGAGCCGATAGTCGAGGGCGGTAACCGGTTCGCGACGGATCGGATCGTGATCCACCACGACATGAAGGGGTGGCCGAAGCTGCGGGAAGGGCGCGGATGGGACTTGGCGTCGTCGGCCAAAGAGCGGGACAAGGACGACCCGGACTGGACATGGGGCATTCGCGCCGGTGTGCGAACTACGCATCCGGGCGCGGGACTGGTTGTCCGCGAGCTGTGGATATCATCGATGACCGCATGCAGAGCCGAGGCGACCGAGCGCAACGAGCTGATACGCAGCACGGCGCTGGCCGACGGCCCCGGCGTGGCGCAGCACATCGAGGCGTTCGGCGCGTACAAAGACGCGTATACCCAGTTGCGCGACCTGTTGCGCGGCGTCTGCACGGTGCGCCCGTCGAGGCTGCCGGGAGACAAAGCGGCGAAGCTGGCCGATCTTGAGCCAGTGTTCGAGGCCGGCAACGTGCATGTGTACATGCCGGGGTGTGCGAGGTTTTTCGACGAATGGCGGTCGCAGTTCGCGGCGTTCCCCGACGGCGCCCACGACGACGCATGCGACGCAACGGCGGTGATTTTCCATGCGCTGGCGGGAACGGCTGGCTCGACGATGCTGATTTGACCGCGCGGCCATTGCCATGAGCAACATCATCAGTACACGGATTCACCGCATCCTCGCGGCGCGGCGCGAACAGATCGCGCGGAACATCGCCGCGTGGAGGGGCGGCCAGCCGTACATCGATCTGCGGCTGTGGCGCGCTCCGAACGAATCAGAACTGTCGTGGACGGGCACGCGGTCAGAGAGCGGCAAGCAGGTGTTTGTGAGCGTCGGGCGGAAGCAACGCGCGGCGATGATCAACGACGCCGGCCGGGTGGTCAGCAAGATCACGCAGTATCTGTTCAAGACTCACGCTGACAGGACCGGCATCGACGATGCGTGGGGCAAGGACGTGACCGGGCGCGGGCAGAGCGTCGGCAGCTTCTGGGTGGATGTTTCGGAGTTACTGACCGCCGGGCAGTGGGTGTGGCTGCAGGTGGACCGGCTCGGGCAGATCAAGGACCCGATCACGGGGGAGATGCGGCAGCGCACACTGCTGGAGAAGCAGCGCGACAGCGACCAGGTGCGGTGGACGGCGTGGCCGAGCCTTTCAGTTCCGGACTGGTCGTTTGACTCGGCTGGCAGGCTGCGGTGGGTGATCACCGAGGGCGAGCAGTACGTGAACGACGACCCGAAGGTCGAGGCGGAAACGTACAAGCTGCGTACGCTGTGGGAGCGGACGGCGGGCGGGTACCGTGTGACGCAGTACCGTTCGGGCAAGGACGGCGAAAGCGTCCAGATCGGCGATACGGTGGCCGTCATCGGCGACGGTTTGCCATTCGTGCTGGTCGGGAAGCCAGATGAAGCCCCGTGGTGGTTCGATGACGTGGAATCGATACAGGCGCAACTGCTGAACCTCGACAGCCTGCATTACGAGAACCTGGTCCGCACCGTTTTTCCGCAGCTCGTGATCCCGACCGGCATGCTGGATTCATTGCAGTCCAAGCTGATCGAGCGCGTCGGTGCGCAGAACGGAGAAAAGATCGTCGAGCTGGTCAAGGAGATCGTCCGCGGGCTCGACGCGCCGATTGTCGAGTCAGCGGACGAGGCGGGAGTGACGCGGTTCATCATGCCCGCTGCGAGCGACCAGAAAACGATTCCGGACGAGCTTCAGCGCAAGCGGGCGCTGCTGTTCGATATGGTTGGCCTGTCGCTGTTCAACAAAGAGACGCGGCAGATTCAGACGGCGGAATCTAAGCAGTTTGACCAGCTTGACACTGAATCGACGCTGAAGCACCGCGCCATCATCATGCAGGCGGCAGAGGAACGTCTGGTGGAAATCACGCTGAAGGTTGACCCGACGTTCGCGAAGTACACTCCGGTATGGCCGACATCGTTTGACGTGGTGGACGTGGAGTCCGACAGCGCGGCGATCGCCATGATCGGCAACCTGCCGGACATCACGCTGAGCATGCGCAAGATCGTTCTGCTGGCAGCCCTCCGGATCATCTCCGAGCGCGGCGGGTACGATCAGGACCTCATCGAGAAGGCGCGCCAGGAGATCAAGGACATCGCGGAAGAGCCGCCCGTAGAAGCAGGCGGCGACGGCCTTGTTTTTTGACGCGCAGGCCATCATTACCCAATCGCTGGCTCCGCAGGGCGTGTCTACTGCGGTGAAACGACGCGGCGTATTCCGCGCGACAACGGAGACAGGTATCCATGAACATCAAGGACATTCTCGCCAAACTTGCCAAGGGAGAGGAACTCACGGACGCTGAGAAAGCCTTCCTGAAAACGTACGATCCCGACAAGGAAAAGAACGATGCGGCGGCGGCCGCCCGGCGCAAGGCCGAAGAGGAAGCGGCAGCGCTGAAGGCGGAAAACGCCGAGCTGAAAAAGAAGGCCGACGAGGCGAAGAAGGCGGAGGACGAAGCGAAGAAATCGCAGATGACCGCCGACCAGAAACGCGACGCCGAGTTCGCCGAACTGAAGGCGAAGATCGAGGGTTTGGAGAAGGCCAAGACGGACGCCGAGCAGAAGGCGGCAGCCGTTCAGCGGTCGCAGACCATCCGCGACGCGGCGAAGGCCGCGGGCATCGCGCTCGCTCCGAAAACCGTATCCGAGACACTGTTCTACCAGATGCTGGAGGCGACACTCTCCGGAATCGACATCACCAACCAAGAGGCGCTCACGGCGGCGCTCGACAAGTTCAAGACCGAGAACCCCGGCATTATCACCGCCCCCGGCAACGGCAGCGGCGTGAATCCCGGCGACCCGGCGAACAGCGACAAGTCGGGCAAAAACCCGTGGGCGAAGGACACGTTCAATCTGAGCGAGCAGGTCACGCTGCTCGAAAAAGACCCGGACAAGGCGCGCGCGCTCGCGGCCGAGGCCGGCGTCAAACTTGAGTAAAGGAGCAAGTCGTTATGGCTGCAACAGTACTACAGGACATTGTATTCAACAACGCATTCGCGTTGTATTTCCACCGCGCCGTGACCGAGCTTTCGGCGCTGGTGCAATCCGGCATCGCGGCGGTCGATCCGCGCATCGCGGCGTTGTGCGCCGAGGCCGGATTCGGCGGCAAGACGGTAAACCTGCCGTTTTGGAATGCGCTCGACGGCGACGACGAAGTGACTCCGGACGGAGAGGATATCGGCGTCAGCCCGCTGACCGCCGGGCAGGACGTGGCGGTCATCCTGCGCCGCAGCAAGGCATGGGGCGTCACAGACCTGGCGGTCGAGATCGCCGGCGACGATCCCATGAAAACCCTCGCCGACAAACTCGCCAACTATTGGAACCGCCGCCGCCAGAAAGCGCTGTTCAGCCAGTTGACGGGTGTGTTCGCGAACAACGTCGCCGAAAACGACAGCGACCTGGTGCTCGACATCAGCGGCGAGACCGGAGATGACGCGCTGCTGTCGAAAGACACGCTGTTGTATGCGGCTCAACTGCTTGGCGACGCCAAGGGCGGTTTGACCGCCGTCGCTATGCACTCGATGTGCGAGACGGTTCTGAACACCGGCAACACCGGCAACCTGTTCAAGCCGGCCGATTCTCCGGCCACGCTGCCCACCTACAACGGCCGCAAGATCGTGATGGACGACGGGTGCCCGTACAACCCGACCACCAAAGTCGCCGACATTTACCTGTTCGGCGCAGGTGCTGTCGCGTTGAACCCTGTGCCGTCGCGAAGGCCGTTCGAGGTTGGACGCGCGCCGCTCTCAAGCACGGATCTGGTTGTTTCGCGGCAGGCGTGGATTTCGCACCTGCGCGGCATCAAATGGAATCCGGCTCAGGGGGTGCCTGCGGGCGCGACGCCCACTAACGCGGAGCTGGCCGATGGCGCCAACTGGTCGCGTGTGTACGACAAGAAGGAAATCCGCGTCGTCAAGCTGCGCTGCAAGCTCGCGGCGTCGTAATCCGCACGGGGCGGCGTCTGCCAATTCCGGACGCGCCCCGCTTTTCTCACTCCAACGGAGACGAATTGTATGAAAAAGATGTTCCTGATTCTGGCGTTTCTTGTGGCCGTCGCGGGCTACGTGGACATGGCCGCGGCAGCGCCGGCGGCAAGCGACGTAGTATGCAACGACAAGCTGATCCCGACCAACAAGGTCGTGAGTTTCACGCTGTCGCAACGGTACACCTCGCGCCCGATCTGGCTGAACGTGGACGCGGCCTATCCCGACAACGGGACGGTGACCGTCCGCTGGTTGCACCACCGTGCCGACGGCACGGTGCAGACCAACACGGCCGGCGCGATCTCGCTCACGTCCGGAGCGGTGAGCACGAACCTCGCGTCGCTGTTCACGCAGTACTGCTACCCCGGCGAACCGGTGAGCGTGATTTTCAGCACGGCGACCAACGGCGCTTTGCAGGTGGTCGGCGAACTGTACGGATCTCGAAAATAGGAGGCTTCCATGGCTGAGAAGAAACCCAACGACACACTCTCACTCTACCGGTCGCACTGCCAGGCGGCGCGCAACCGGGCAGACGCGGCGCTTGCGAAAGCCGTTGCCGCCGTTCTGCCGAAGCAGCTCGCTGCCGACGGCGACAAGCCACCCATCCCCCCGCCCGGCGGGGATAAAACGAACCCTGATCCGGACGCGGAGAAATCCGCGCCGACGGGCAAGAAGCGCGGGTAACCAAATTAACCCCCCAATGAACGCGCCGCTCCGGCATGGGACCCCCCGTGACGGGGCGGCTTTTTTGTGAGGCACCATGATTTCTTTCGACAGAGCGCAAACCTACTTCGGAGCAGAGAACCACCACAAGGCGGCCGTGTGGTCGGCGTTCGGACAGGCGCACAGGACAGGCGCGATCGCGGCGGCGCGGCGCGTGTTGTCGCGCGGGCTCGGCCGCTCGATGGATGAAAACGAACCTGCCTACAAAGAGGGCGACAGGACGCGCGACGAGTACGCCGTGTACGAACAGGCGTTGTGGATGCTGGAGAACGGGCAGGTGGCCGACGCCGACGGAAACGACCCTGTGCCGGTCTTGACCGGACGCCCGGACACGGAAGACGTGCGCAGCACAAGCGCATCGGTGTACGCGCCCGAGGCATTGCGATGGCTAGGCATGACAGGCGGCGCGGTGATCAGGGGGTGAGACGTGACGAGCATCAGCGTTAGATTCACGCCCGGTCAGACGGTTGTTGTCTTGGCTCTGAATGTCCAGGGATTCATCGAAAACGTGCTGATCAGTCGCGGCAATGTAATCCGGTATGACGTGACCTATTGGTTCAACGGTAACCGCGAAACAAAATGCCTGACAGAGGAAGAGATCGATGCCGTCTAACCTCCCGACACCTCTCCGGAAGCTACGCGCGTACCAGACGCGCACGATGGCCGATCTCATGCGCGAACTGAAACGCGCCCGCAAAGAGGTACGTGCTGCGATCGCGCTGGCCGCGGCGAAGGCAAAGGCAGCATCGAGCGCGAAGGAACGCGAGGAACTGTACGCGGAGATCGAAGAGAAGTACAGGGAGCTGGCCGAAAACATTGATGCGCAGATCAGAAAACTGACCGGCATTGCGGCGAAGGCGGGACATGACACGGCGTTGGCGGACATTGCGGATCGCGCGAAAATAACAGCTTACGACCCGGAACGCGCCGAGCGTTATTTCCAGCTCGTCCACCCGTCTAACGCGCAAAATCTGGCAGCCGTGTTCACCGACCAGATGAGCAGGCGGACGGTCGAATCGTTACGGTTCGCCGTTGTTGATGCGTTCCGGCGCGGCGCGATCGAGGGCCTGTCCGCCAACGAGATGCAGCGGGCGATCCGCGACAAATGGGACGCGCTCGCCGGCAGCGAAGACCCGTTCCGGTTTGTTGATCGCGCGGGGCGCCGGTGGGAGGGCGCGCGATACCTGCAGATGGTGACGCGCACAACAGCGCAGCGCGTGGCCATCGAGAGCAGCATCGACACTTTTACGGCCAACGGCTACGAGTTGGCGCAGATCAGTCGAGGCGGCGACGGCGAATGCCCGATCTGCGCAGCGTGGGAAGGGCGTATCATCCAGATGGCCGGAAAATCGAAACGCTGGCCGACGTATGCCGAGGCGCGCGCGGCGGGCATGTTCCATCCCAACTGCGTCCATCGGCTGCTTCCCGTGGACAGCCTGGTGGACGCAGACGAGATCGAGCAGCAGGGGCGGATCACCAAGCCGACGGCCGACCAAATGGCAGACCCGGAGTTCATGCAGGCGCAGCACGACCAGATCGACGAGGCGCGATACATGGCCACAGGATTGACGGAAGAGGACGCCAGACGCGCCGTGACCGCCGACCGGCTGGAGAAGGCAATCAGAAGCGGGACATTTTCCGACGCAGCAGCAGAGGCAGCACGCATGCTTTCGCCGGAGCAGCTCGACATGATCAGAGAGCGCGGCATCCCGAAGTTTGAACAGGCGCGAAACAACGAGCAGCCGGGGACAAAATTTCAAGGCCGGCTTTTGACACCGCGCAACCCAAACGCCGACGACATTTTGCGGGTGCTCGGGCTGCCCAAGAGCGGGGGCGACACATCTCCGAAGCCGACACCGAAACCCCCTCCAAGCCTGAAACGCCTGGAGGGGAAGATCGGCGACTGGAAATCGTTGGGACTCGAAAAAGGGGAGTCCATGAAGGCCGACAACCGCGAGCCGCTCGTATCGGCAAAAGATGCCAGAGCGCGCATCGCCGCCGGTGAGAGTGTCGAGAATCCGATCGGGGAAACGTTGGCGTTTGACACCGTGACGCTCAAGCACTTGCTGAAATCAGACAGGAAGCCAAGCGATGTCCAGAAACGTTTGGCCGAGATGGATCAAGCGAAGGCGACGGTGGCGGCTCCGCATGAAATCTGGAAAGACCCGAAGACGGGGCGCAAGAAGTACATCCGTTTCGTCAAGGGCAGCGGCGGCAACATAGTCGTCAATGTCGTGGATCACAAGGGCAGGCATATCTATAGCTGGCACACGAACGAGCGCAGCCTGAACCATTGGAGAAAAGGGACGCTGGTCTACGTCAGGTAAAAAAATGGCGGGCCCCCTTTCAAGGTCCCGCCTGAAGGTTAGACTCGCGCCCCCTTCCATGGACACGGGGGACTGTGCCGCCCCCCCCCAGCAACATCCGGTCGCAGCCTGGCACGGCTACCGGATCGCCCCTTACGGGTAGTCGGAGACTTTCCCGTAGCAGTGTTAAGATAGCATTTATCCGGCCTTTGTGTCAACCGCTGATTTTGACAAATTCCGCCCCGCGTTCCGCCCCCTTGATTTTGACGCGCCGGCCATAGTTGCACACTGTACACGCCGACACTCGCATGTCGTGTTGATTCCTTCACTAGCCTCCCCCGTCTGACCACAGGCGGGGGAGGTTTTTGTTTTACCGTATGGCCATAGCTATGGACGTGATCGTAACAGGGACAGAGGAACTGCTCGCCGCATTAGACAAGTTGCCTGCGACAGCCCGGGCTGCGGCCGTACGCGGAATCACGCGAGCCACTACGCTCGTGTGGCGCGAATCGGTGAAGAACGCGCCGAGATCGCCGACGGCGGCGCAGAAGGCCAGATTCACGCGCAAGACGCGCCGCGACACATCGGCAAGACGAAAGGCAACGGCGCACACACGCGCGAAACCGGGCGGTCTGGAACGCTCAATTTCGATGGACGTGAACGCATCCGCAATCGCGGGTGCGGTGTTCGTGGCTCGGAACGCGGAGGCCGGAAAGTACGCCAAGCGTATCCACGATGAAAAGGGGGCTTCGTGGCAGAACAGAGGCCCGGGAACAATCGCCAAGGGTCCGCGAGCAGACGAACTGTTCATCTCCCGTGCGCTTGAAGATAACCGCCCGAAGATCGACGCGATCATGGCGGAAGAAATGCGGAAGGTGGACCTATGATTGACCCGGCATCATTCGAGACGGCATGGACAGAGGCGGAGCGGCGCGCGTTCGAGGTGCTTATTGCAGCCGCAGGCGGCACTGAAAACCGCGACGCATTTCTCGGGCGCAACCCCGGCATCCTGAACGCCTGGCATTTTACGAGCCTCGACGTGACCAACATCGGCGAGAGCGTGCTGCTCGCCCGCGACCTCCCGTCCCTCGGCATCCCCTACTACGCCGAGTGCGCGTACCTGAACCGCGACCGTTGCCAGGAGTGGGCGATGCGCGTGATCGCCGGACTGCCGCTGGTGCAGGATGAAATGTCGAACATCGCCTTGTTCCGGATCAACGGGATCGGCGGGATCGACCATATCACCGTGGACGTGCCGAACGAGAAGCAGCCGGTTGACGTGTGGGGCCTGCGCTTGACGTTCGATCTCGTGTTCGCTACCGGCGGCAAGCAGAACGCCGTCACGGCCACGGCTTGACGGCGCGGCCATAGGAAAGGAGAAAACCTATGGCCACAACCCCAACTTTTTTCAGTCCCACCGACGCAATCGACATCAACACGCTGCTGGGGCTCAGCGGCGCGGCGCGATGGATCATCCAGACGGCGTCGCCGTCCACATCGCAAGACCGCGCATCCGGACTCAAGGCAGACGGCGACGAAGCGGCATACAAAGAGCACAACAAGCTGCAGAACGTCTCGCTGGCCTATAAATGCTTCGCGGTTTCCGGCAACCTCACGATTCCGTCGGTCGGCACGGTGACGGGCGGCTACCACATCGACTCGGTCGCACTGGCCTATTCGCCGACCGACTGGCCGACGCTGACCGTGAACGCGCACAAGCACGACAACGGCGCGACGCACGCCGCGGACTCATGCCGGACATACACGTCGGCGCTCACGTTCACGGCCGGTTTCGGAGTTCCGTCGAGCGTGAAGGAAGGCACGACATCGATATTCTCGCTGTCGGCCGCCGGGATAGGCATGCGGAGCCTGTCGTTCAATCTCGCCTGCACTCACGTCGATGAACTTGGGTCTTCCGGCAACTGGCTGGCCGGAGAAAACCACGACGGCGTGGAAACCATCGACGCCGAGTTCACCGGCGTCCCGAACGATACAGCAGACCTGACCATCGGCGCGGGATGGAGCCGCATGTCCGACGGGCAGACCGAGGGCAACACGGCGGTCAACGCGCGGACGCTGTCCATCACGCGCCACATCGCCGCCGACGCTGAAGAGCCCGAAGGCGGAAGCGGGGGAGCCTAAACATGCTCGCCAAGCCGGAACTACACCCGTTGGCGGCGCGGCATCTGGCCGAGCTGCGCGACCGCATCGGCGGCGACCCGACCATCGAAGAGGCGATGTGGATCGTGCAGCTCTGCGATCGCGTTCTCTGCCCGTTCGAGGGCGAGCGCTCCGACCTGTGCGGCTATCCGGTTCGTTGCGGCATCAGTTCGACATACATCTGGCCGATGACCGTGGGCGCGTCGGTGTGGTTCCAGGACTACGCCAGCGCCTGGTGGGGCAGGCGCGACAGCAAGCTGTATTTCGCGCTGGCGTACGCGCTGGCGAACGGGCGCGACAGAGAGGCGATGCGGGCGGTCGCGGCAGGCAGGCGCGAGGCAGAGGCGGCGATCACGGCATGGGCGAAAACGCTGACCTGCACCCGCGAGGAACTCGACGCGGCGATCGACGTTGTCCTGCCTCCGCGCCACCGCGACCCGAAGGAAGGCGACACCCCCGCCGACAGCCGACCCGCGAAGATCGACTGGGAGCGTATCGTCGGCGAGATCGAGGCGGCGACCGGCATCCCTGCTGACCACTGGCTGTGGGAAGTCTCCCGCGACGCGACGATCCGTGCGTGGGAGCGGAGCAAGGCCGTGCTGCTCGCGAGGTCCGGCAGGGGTTCCGGCGCCGGCATCCTCGATCCGCTAAACACTGCGCTCCAAGATCTGGCGCAGGCCAAGGCCGCGATCATCAAGGCGCATGAGGGAACCGGCAGTGAGCAATAAAGTCCTCGAATACATCATCCGCGCGATCGATAAGACACGCGGGGGAACCAGCTCGGCGCGGAAGAACGTCGAGGAAATGGCCGACGCCGGTGAGAAGGCATCGAGCAGGTGGGGCGACGCGATGGCCGGACTTG